TGGGAACCAACGTGCGATTGTAATGCCGAGAGAGTACCGTGCGTAGTGTTGGATCCCTTTGTAGGATCTGGAACTACCTGCGCTGTCGCATCTAGGTTGGGAAGGAACAGTATTGGTATAGAATTAAATGAGGAATATCTTAAATTAGCCCGTAAGCGGTGCAAGGTAGACAGCGAGAGTTTATTCAATTATGTTTAAAACCGAGGACAAGGACATTACCAGGTTGGTTGCTAATGCTCTTGATCTTGCTGCAGAGAAGCCACTTTCATTAGGAGAGTTTGCAGAATCTATTTTACAAAGTTACATGGAACAAGAACCTACGGATTTTGTTCCTCTAGGTGATATGCACAGAGAATGGGAGGAGTTGTTTAACAAAGGAACTCACACCGCGATTATGTGTGCAAGAGGTCACTTAAAAACAAGTTGGAGTCTTGCAGTATTGGCGTATCACATGGCTACGTTCAAAAACTTTAGGGCGTTGTATATATCAGCTACATTGGAACAGGCGTGGGACAAGTTAGAACAGTTCGAGGAATTGTGTAAACGATCTTGGAGGCTTGAGGGCTATGTTAGATCTACAGAAGATAGGAAATCAGTATGGCGTAAGGGAGCTAAGTATTTCAATAATGGATCCAGAGTTCATGCAGCCAGTATTGGTAAAGCACTGGAAGGGCCACACGTTCACATGATTATTCTGGATGATGTTCTTCAGGAGTTTCCTAACTTAAGTGATGAGAAGGTAATCCACTATATTCGTAGAGTTGTGATGCCGATGCGACTTCCTGATGCTAAATTACTATTGATCGGAACACAGAAGAGAGTTGGAGATGTAACGGACTGGGTAAGTGGCAATAAGAAATGGGATTCGGTAAGACATCCTGCGTTGCTTAAGGAAGATACACCACGTTGGCCTGAGTATTGGTCTATAGAGAGGTTAATGGAAGAAAAGGAAACAATGGGAAGTAGAGCTTTTGAGTCTGAGTATATGTTAAATCCTTTAGATCCAGAAAGTGCAGTAATACCGTATGAAATACTTAACAAATGTTTAGACAAGGGACTTGAGATGGGGATAGCTCCTTCTAATGATGAGTGGGACACTTACATGGGCGTTGATCTAGCAGTCGGTATGGATAGTAAGAATGACGAGACTGCTTATGTGATTATTGGGTTTCACAAACCGACTCAAGAACGTAGGGTGTTGTATTCATGGTCAGGAAAGATATATGCTAAGGGCCAGGGTTGGTTAGAAGCCCAGGTAGTTAGTATGAAGGAATTAGCAAACAGGTTTAATCCTACAAAGATAATGGTAGAGTCAAATGGTTATCAGAGGCTAGTAGTTCATGCGGCTGCAGATTTAGCAGGACTTCCAGTGGTGGGACACAATACAGGTAGAGAAAAACACAGGCATGATGTGGGGATCCCATTAATTGCACTTAAGATGGAACAAGAAAAATACACAATACCTTGGAATAAAGAGGCGAATGAAAACAGCAGACCAGGAACCCGAAAATTAGTAGATGGATTAAGTCGGCTTATTTACGGAAAGAACGGAAGGCTTGAGGGTCACACTCCTGATGCGGTAATGGCGTTATGGATGTGCGAGTTGGCAATCCATGAGGATCACAAGCGTAAACTTACCTATACAAAGTGGGATTACTTCGCATAATGGTTAGTAAAGGAGATTTGGTTGATCCTATGAATGATGGGGAGTATGATGTAATGATGATGTGTCCCAATCAATGTGGGGCTCAGTATTCTGCGAACAAGAACGACTACTATGCTGTTGGCGATGATTATGTGTTTACTTGCGATGATTGTGAAGAACCATTGCTGTTAGTAAAGAAAGTAGTAACTTATGAGGAGATATAAGTATATATACACCACACCAATAAAGCCTAATGAGCTTAACAGAAGGTGAATTAAAAGGACTATTCAGTTCAGCCACAAATGAGTGGTCTACTCCACAGGATTTTTTTGATAAATTAGATAGGATCTACCGTTTTACTTTAGATCCGTGTTGCACCCATAGTTCTGCAAAGTGTTCTACTTACTACACTCAGGAAGATGATGGTTTGTCTAAGTCTTGGGAAGGCCACACCGTCTTTATGAACCCCCCATACGGCAGAGAGATTAAAGATTGGATAAAAAAAGCATATAACGAAGGGCAGAAGAGAGATACTTTGGTAGTATGTTTAATCCCTGCAAGAACTGATACAAAGTATTGGCACGATTATTGTATGCATGCTAATGAGATTCAGTTCGTAAAGGGGCGGTTAAAGTTTGGAGATGGGAAAGGGGGTGCTCCATTCCCTTCTGCTGTTGTTGTGTTTAGTAGAGAAGTAATGGCTTTTGGAGTTGTTGTATCGGCAATAAGTAGATAAGTATAAATATAACCTTATATACTATGTCCCCCAGATGAGAGGGCTATTTTCAACTGTTTCAGTTAAACCATGGGTCAATACACCAAATTGCGTACCTCTCATCCCTCTGGTGTCACGTGGATAAAACTCGTTTGGAATTGTTTGGAATTACAAGGGAGACTAAGAAGAAAGTGCAGATCATAGCTAAGTCCAAGAACATTAGTACGGCTACATTGTTAGAGCCAGTATTGCGTAAGTATGTTAACGAGCCAACTAATAAGCGAATAATATATAGGCATGGTCAAGGGTAATGGGTTATTCCATACCCTATGGAGTAAAGAAGGAAGCCAAAACAGGTAGGCGGCTTTACAAGAAGTTTGGATATGGCGGTGGAGCAGTTACCGCTAAGATCAATTCGATGTTAATTAACAAGCGAGAAGTTAGTCACGGTATAGCGATCAAAGTACATACATATTACAGGAGACATGAGAAAGTGGATCCACAGGGAAAGAATTTTGATAATAAAAAGCGACCCAGTAAGGGCTACATAATGTGGAAGCGCATGGGTGGAGATTCGGGTCAATCATGGTCACGTAAATTAAAGAGAAGTATAGATTCCGTAAACAAACAAAAACTTAAAAACATAAACATTAGGTTGGAGAAGATAACACGTGGGCTTATTCGATAGATTCCGTAGCAAGAAGCCAATCCGCAAGTCAGGTATTCAGGACTTTTTAGAAACAAACATGATAAAGGAAGCCAGGACTCCAGTGTATTCTGGGGTAAGTACAGACATGGCATACAAAGAGGCGATACTTCCTCCAGTAGATCAGAGTTATTTGGAATTGTTGGCCGACAGATACTCACACTTACGAACTGTAGTAACTAGGATAGCTAGTCAGACAGTAGCTAAGGAGTGGGAATACATTGAACTGGGAGAAGGGGATCCAGAGGAAAAGAAATTACTACACAGTATTTTGAGGAATCCTACTAACGGTAATGCAGACATAACTGGCATGGAGTTCTTTAAGGCAGTAATAAGGCAGCTTGAGATCTTTGATGATTGTTGGGTAAGTGTTGTTTATGATAGAGTTTTAGATAATGATGGAGAGACTACAGGTAAGGTAGTCAAGGAGCTTTGGGTAGAAGATGCAAAGCACATGAGATTTTACGTTGATGGGTTTGGTAAGTTCTTAGATGATAAGATGTTTGATCCTTTAACAAGAGAGTTTATGGCAGGAACCCACAACAAGGACACAGGCACAAAGTTAGTTCCAATGGCTTATTTTTATGATGTAGATGGTGATCCGATTCCTTTTGCTAGGGATGAGATAATACATTTCAATAAGTATAGTTCTACAGCAAGGCTGTATGGTCAGTCACCAATTATAGGACTTTCTAAAAAGATTGAAACTGCATTAGCTATTGAAAGTTTACAGAATAAGGTTTATAGATTAGAGAGGCCACCAAAAGGTTTCCTTGATATTCCAGGACACAATGAGGAATCACTTAACAGGTTAGGAGAATACATTGCAGAAGAAACAAGACGTAATCCTAATTTTATTCCGATCATAAGTAGTCAGGAAGGATCCAATACAGCTAAGTTTGTATCTATCATGCCTAACTTTGATGAGTTAATGATGTTACCATATATGGATCGCATTAACAACGACATTAACGCTTCCTATGGAGTTATGCCCTTAGTAGTTGGAGATATGTCAGGAGTAGGTGGATTAAATTCAGAAGGAGAGCAGATTACAATATTTGACAGGACAATTAGAGAAACACAGCGATGTGTTG